AAGTTTTCAGGTAGATACAGGGGTTGGAGGAAGCAAAGGTGTTAGAGTTACAATTCAAGATCCAAATGTATCTAAAGCATTTTTTGGAGACAAGAAAACTCTTTCTTTTACAGCAGATGTTAAAGGTATAGAGCAAGCAAAAAATTTAGTCAAACAAGTAGCCATTAGTGAAGTGTATTCTGACAATGTTCTTCCATTTCAAACAGATGAGTACAAGAGAAAAATAAAAAGATTAAAAGCAGCACAATATAAATTAAAAGATCCTTTTCGTATTTATGAAAAACTTAGTGATTACAAGTCAGAAATTTTCCCTGAAGGGATGGCTAAAAAAATTCAAATACAACATGGCGATGCAAAATTTACTACACAAACTTTGAATAGGATGGGTTTAATAGATGCTGCAGCTAATATTTCACCTGCAGTCGAAAAAGCTGAAAGACTTCGTAACAACGCTTTAAAAATAGCCATGTCTACTTTAGATAATCCTAATTCTACTATTGCTGCTAAAAAAACTGCAGCTGAAAAATATAATTCTATTGCAAAAGGTTTAAGAGGACAATTAAAAGGAACAGAAGGTCAAGGGTTAGTTAATTTTCAATTATTAGAAGTAGATGATTCTGGTAAATATAAAAAATTAAAAGATATTTCTTTTGATCCTAAAAGAGGTTTGGTCGATTCAGATTTAGATTTGTCTAAAATTACAAAAGAACAAGCTGACGATCTTATTGCTCGAGGTAAAAAGAAACTTGATCTTGAAGCTGTAAAATTAAAAACAGGTGTAACAACAGCAGATCAATTACCTACACCAGAAAAAACTCAAACAAAAAATATGTTTAAAGACGCAACTAAAAG